GAATCGTCTTGTCGGAGAATGCCCTCGATCACCGGGCGCGTGGCCCAAAATGACCCGTCGGGCTGGTCGGCCGGATACTTGCCGGCATACGAGATCCACTTCGTGCCCCAGCTGTTGAGCACGAGGGCCGCGTCCACCTTGCGGACGCCCTTGGGGGCCTGGTCAGCAAAGCGGATCCCTACGATGCACATCTGGTGCATCCACGTCCCCGAGGCGGGGAGCACGCCCGACTCGTCGGTGCGGTTGGCGAATCCCTGCGACGAGGCGATGGTCACAGGGAAGCCCGATGTCACGGCGGCGACCAGCTCTTCCCAGGTGCGAATGGCGACGACGTACCGGGCGGGGTGAGCCTTCGCGAGTTGGTCAAGCCGGCCGTTGTCGCCCTGGCCGCCAGCGCCGTAGGCTCCCCACTGCTTAGCCCGCTCGGCGGAGTAGGTGGTGAGGTCGTAGCCCAGCTCGGGGAAGGGCTGCCGGTAGACCACGCCCCAGTCGCGGACCCAGCGGGCTGCGGCACCGCCGTAAGATCCGTCGGACCAGCCGCCCACGGCCGAGGTGCCCCTGCCGTCCTTGCCCCGGGCCTCGACGCGCGAGCCGCCGTAAATCGCCTCGGTGCTCGGCAGCAGCGGCGGCTCGGCCATCTGGCCGAGATCCCACGAGATCGCTTCGGAGCAGTACACGGCCCCGGCCGCGCCGAAACTGACACAATCGCCGATGCCCTGTTTCCACGCCGTGAACGGCTTGCCGTACCGAGCCCGGTGGGCGCGGTCCATCGAGCGATACAGGAACGTATCTTTCCGCTCGGCCTTGGCCATGGCCTCGGGCGCGGCGTCGGCGAAGAAGGGCCTCGGCAGCTCGGCCAGGAACTCGCGGACCCCGGCCGGGTTGGGCGTGTAGCCGAAGTTGGCCGTCTCGACCCGATCGAGGGCCCGGTGGACGTAGCGGGCCGCCACCGCCGTGAGCAGGCCGGCGACGACGAGCGTCAGGATGCGGGTCAGGATCTTCTCGTCATCGCGTGACATTGGCGGCCGCCTCCGAGATCTCGCGCATCGCCTTCACCCACGCCACCCGCTTGTCAGTGTCCAGCGGACCGCCTTCGGTGCCGACCGCCTGGTCGAGGTGCTGGGCGATCGCGTCCCGGGCGGCCGGCTGCCGTTGGCCGATCGACACGCCGCGGCACCGCAGCTCGCGGGCCCGCCGCCGGAGGTCGTCTACTGCCACGCCGGTCTTCAGGATCGGCTCGGCCTGCTTGCCGTCCCACTCGATCTCGTCGGCCAGCTCGGCTGTCAGGGCCGCCACCACGGCGGCGTCCTCCGCCCCGTGCTGGCCGGCGAAGAGGCCGGCCAGGTCGAGCGGCCCGGCCGGGGGCGGGGGCGGCGGCGCGGGCGTGACCGCCTGCCCCCAGTGCCACGAGACCACGGCGGCGATCAGCAGCGCCGCAGCGGCCATTTGCGTGCGGGTGATCTCGATCTTCGGCATGCGGGCGGCGAGCGCCTGCCCCCAGGCCAGCAGCTCCCGGTGCCCCAGGATCAGGGCCGCGGCGATGATCAGCGCGAGAGTCGTCATGGGTTGCTCCTCACAACTGGCAGCAGCTGCTCGATCGCCCCGCTCGCGATCGCGAGCACCAGGGCACGGACGGCGGGGCGAACGATCAACCAGAATGGGTAGGCCACGACGGGCACAGCCATCGGGGCCAAGGCGTCGAAAAGGGCCGCGGCGGCCTCGAGCACGGCGGCCTTCTTGCTCGCCCCCGGGACGTTGAGCACGTCCACGGTGTAGGTGCAGAGCCGCAGAAGGCCAACCAGCAACTCGCCGAACTCCACCCACGTCAGACCGTCGCGGGCGGCGACCTTCGCGGTCGTGATGTAGGCCCGGGCGGCGTTCACCACGTCGGTGAACTGGCTGCCGGCGGCAAGGGGCGCTTCTGCGATCATGTCTTGACTCCTGCGATGACGACTTCGTATGGCACCGGGCCCGTGGCCAGGTTCTGGACGGAGATCCCGGTCGGCCCGTCGAGCCAGGGGCCGGTCGGGCCGGCGGTCGGGGCCGACCAGAGAAACACGCCGCCGGGCGGCAGGGCCGTCTTGGCCGCCCCGCCCCCGATCGAGTACAGGAGCGTGCCGGTGGCGTCCCGGTTGCGGAGGTAGATCAGCCGCAGGCTGCCGAGCGAGAGCGTGCTCGAGCCGCCGAACACGTTGACCGGCAGCGAGCCCAGGTTGACCACGTCGGTGCCGGTGCCGGTGACGGTCCGCACGTCTCGCCAGTAGCCGTCGGCCTGGGCCGGGCCGGTGCCGTTGGACAGGCTCAAAGCCTGCTGGATCGTCACCGTGTCGGTGAGCGTGGTCGTGGCCAGCGTGTCGGTGACCACGGGCACGAGCCGAACTTGTCCAGACAGCGAAAACGACATCAGGGGCTCACCGCAGTGCCAAAGACGTAGAGCTCGTAGGTGACCGGGCTTGCCGACGGGTTGGAGAGCCGAAACGTGCGGTTGTCGTTCGTCACCTCCCAGGCGTCCTGGTAGTTGATGGCAAACCACTCGCTGCCCGGGCCGATCTCGGCGGCGTAGACGGAGGTCGGGGCCGACGGGGAGACGCCGATCAACAGCCGGCGGCCCGAGACCGTCGAGGTGTTGCGGATCTTGATGCACCGCACCTGGTTGAACACGAACGGGATCGACGTGTTCAGCGTGGTCTGCGTCAGCGCCTTGAGGTCGAACTCCTCCATCGTGCCGGCCGGCACCGTCCGCACGTCGGCGAACACGGTGTCTGCCTGACCGGCCGCGCTGCCGTCCTCCAGCCGGTAGTCGGTCACCACCGTTTTGGCGTTGGCATAGGATCCGATTTCCTGCGTGTCGGTCCGGTTCCAGATCATGACCGTGCGGATCGTGCCCGCGAGGACATCGGTGAGGCTGTCAGCCATCGAACACCCCCATCGCGATCGCCTTGGCGAGGGTGGCTGGCTTGACGCCGAGCCGGAAGGCGGCCAACTCCACGGCGGCCCGCGAGCTGGGGTCGGGCTCGCGCGAGGTCTTCTTGCCCCAGAACTCCTGGGCGGGCGTGAAGGCCTTGGCCAGCGACGTCGAATCCGACGGGCCCGCAATCGGCTCCCGCCGGCCGCCGATCGAGCGGAAATGCGCGTCTGCGATCATGCCGCCACGGTACGGAACTACGGCGGCGAGTCGCAGGGGCTATGGTGCCTCGACCTCGGCGAGGCAGGCGGCATAGCCGGCCAGGTCGATCGGCCCGTCGGCGGTCTTGCTCGGCCCCATATACCGGGCCACCTTGTCGAGCGTCATGATGACGGCCCAGTCGGCCTCGGTCAGCGGCCGCTTGAGGATCTCACTGAAGGCGGCGTTGATCATCCCGACGGTCCGGCGGAAATGCTGCTTGGGGCCGCCGTACTTCGGCCGGCGGTCGCGGATCACCTCGAGGGCCTGGAGCAGCAGCCGCTCGGCGGGCGGGGAGTCTTCGTCGGGCTCGGCCTCGAGCAGGCTGTCGCCCCGCAGCCGCGGCTCGGCCTTGAGCGCCGCCTCGCCGCGGAGGATCCAATCGACGGGGATCGTGGCCGGCTCGTCGGCGATCTCCTGCGGGTGGCATTGACCGCCGTCGCAGCATCCCCCGGCCAACCGCTCCTCCACCGCCCGGCGAAGATCGGCGTTGTCCTGTGCTAGTTGTTCGATCGTGGCGGCCATCTCTTTGCGGTCCTCCATCAGATGGTGACAGTCGGCGGCCAACGATCCGGCGGTGCCGGTCCATTGGCCCATGAAACGGTTCTTGCGGAGTCGGATCTCCGCCAGGTGGTCGTCGGTGAGGATCATGCTCCGCGCTTCGCTTGGAGGTCGCGGTCGCAGAAGATCGGCTTGGCGTCGGTGACCTCGCCGCGCTTGTGATCCACCGTGATGAACGCTTGGCACGGCGGCTCGTAGGAGGCCTTGATCCGGGTGGCGTAGGCCGAGTGGCCGATGACGCTGCCGTTGGAGACGTAGCGGCCCGCCCGCAGCCAGGAGAACTGGTGCCAATGGCCGAAGACCGTCAGGTCGGCCCGATCGATCTTGTCCCAGGCGGCGATCGCCTTGTTCGTGGGGATCGTGATCCCGCCGACGCCCCCGCCATAAGAGACGGCGTGGCCGTGGTGAAACCGAACCCGGAACCCGTCGAGATCCACCACGTTGAGATAGCCCTCGCCCACTTGCCAGCGGACGTTCTTGCGGGCCTCCTGGCCGGCCAGCGTGAGGTAGAGGTGCTGCTCAAACGAGTGGTCCAACTCGGTGCCGATGCGCAGCTTCTCCGTCGATCGCCCGTGGTTGCCGCTGTTGGTCGCCACGACCACCTCGTCGGCCATCTCGGCCACCATGTCGAGAAACCCGCGGATCCGCTCGCCGGCCCAGCGGGTGGCGGCCAGGGGGGGCAGTTGGGCCAGCTCGGCGGTGTCGGGGTGGATATGGCCGCTCAGGAAATCGCCGCCCAGCCACACGACCACGCGCGGCACCTTGACGAGTTGCCGCTGATGCTCAAGCAGCGTGGCGAACCGCTCCGACAACTCGGCGATCCGCTTGTCGGCCACGTCGAGGTCGTAGTCGTTGAGCCCGTTGACCGTCGCCGGGTCCACTCGCTCCTCGACGTGCCAGTCCGACAGGGCCACGATCACGGTCGCGGCCCCTTTGACGGATTTGGTCAGGCGGCCCGGGGTGGCGGCCTTGGCCTTGATCCCGGCTAAGCCGGCGATGGCGTCGGCCCGCTCCCGCTCGCGGTCGATCTGGGCAAGCGCCGCCCTGTAGCGGACCTTGACCGTGGCCAGCTCGCTCCGCAGCCGCGCGAGGTCGGCGTCGGCCTGGAGCTGCTGCTCGGTGGCCACCTGGCCGGCGATGTCATCTACGATTGCGGCGGCAGCCTTAGCCATGCCAGCACTCCTTGCGATCCGATGGTGATGTCGAGTGTCTGGAGCTTGGACGCAATCGCACGGGCGGCCGTGCTCTTGCGGCTGCCCAGTTCGCCGCGGTGCCAGGCTGCGTGAATGGCGGCGAGCGTGGCGGCATGCTCGCGCGGGGCACGCTCCCACCAGGGCCGGTTGTTGCTCGGCATGGCCGGGATCTCGGTCTTCAGCTCGGCCAGGATGTCGCGGGTCTTCTGCATCACACGTCCAGATCGGCCAGCCGACAGAATCCTTGGTCCGTCAACACGGCGGCCATCGTGTTGGCGAACTCCTCCACGCTCGACTCCATGAGATCCGGCCAGCGGGCGTGAATCAGCTCGTGGAGCAGCGTGTCCATCAGCTCGGCCCCGGCCAGGGTGTGGTGGATGCGAATCGTCTTGGTTTCGTAGTTGCAGTCGCCGTAGGCACCACGCAGCTTTGCCCGGCGGATCGTCCACCGCTGGCCGTTGATCTCCACCGTCCGCTGTCTGCGCTGCCGGGCCATCCGTGCCTCCGCTTCCAGTTTGCAGACAAGGTCGAAAACGCAAATGCCGTTTTCGCCCGCATTTTGGGCCAGATCAGCCCGGGAGCGGAGGGGGTCGGTCA